AAGTCCATGCAAGCGCGGTTCCGCGAAGATTACACTGAGCGCACCGAAGTAACGGGCGCAAATGGCTCGGCAATAGAAATAAAGACCACAAACCTTTTGGACGTGAGTGAGCTTGATGTTGAAGAGCTCGAGGTGCTCGAGCAGGCATTGTTGAATAGCTTGGGGCAGTCCGATGGGGATGATTAAGCTTCCGAGGCAGATCGACCTCAAGGCTAATCTTTACAATATCCAGAAGAGAAAGTGCGAGCTGTCGCTCGTTGAGTTTATTAAGCAGGCGTGGCACATCATCGAGCCCGCGCAGGAATATGTTCACGGCTGGCACATTGACTTCCTTTGCGCGCATCTCGAGGCCATTACTGACGGTCACAAGTTGGATAATGGCGAGCATTATAACAGATTGTTGATCAACATCCCGCCAGGCACAATGAAATCCCTGTGCGTAAACGTCTTTTGGCCAGCGTGGGAATGGGGGCCGAGGAATAAGCCCAACATGCGTTATGTCTGCGCATCGCATAACCAAGATCTCGCCATCCGCGATAACACGCGCATGAGGCGCCTCGTGGAATCAGAATGGTATCAAGAGCGGTGGGGCGACAGAGTTCAGCTCACTAAAGATCAGAACGCCAAAACCAAGTTCGAAAACACCGCAACGGGCTTTAGGCAGGCTGTCGCCGCAGGTGGCATCACTGGTGCTCGTGGTGACAGAGTAATCATCGATGACCCGTTCTCGGTCGAAGACGCGGCATCTGACGCCATCAGGCAGTCACGCAAGGAATGGTTTCTTGAAGCCGTTCCGTCACGTCTTAATAACCCCATCAGCTCGGCGATTGTCGTCATCATGCAGCGTTTGCATGAAGAAGACACCGCAGGTCTCATCCTCGACATGCAGCTCGGCTATGATCACATCTGCCTGCCGATGCGGTTCGTGCCATGGCGTAAAGACTTCCCAACTAAACTTGGCTACGTCGATCCGCGTGAGGCGGAAGGCGAACTTCTGTTCCCTGAGCGGTTCCCTCAGTCTGTCGTCGATCGCGACGAGAAGATCATGGGCCCATATGCGACCGCAGGCCAATTCCAGCAAGAGCCTATTCCACGCGGTGGCGGCATCATCGAGCGCGAATGGTGGCAGGTCTATGAAAGCCCAGATAACACCTACCCGCTGTTCGACTACATTGTGGCGTCTCTTGACACAGCATATGGCGAGAAGACGCATGAGGGCGATTTTAGCGCCTTAACAGTGTGGGGCGTGTTCTCGTCAGACCTTAAGGCGCAGACGACTAAGCTCATGACGCAAAACGGCACGATTGAGATTGAGCGCACCTACAATGACAGGCAGACGCCCAAGGTCATGCTGATCTACGCCTATAACAAGCGCGTCAAATTCAATGAACTCATTACTGACGTTGCGAAGATCTGCAAGGACAAGAAGGTCGATCGATTGCTGGTCGAGGGCAAGGCAAGTGGTCTGTCGATCCTGCAGGAGCTGCGCCGCGTCTACGGTCACGAGCAGTGGGCGATTGAGAAGGTCGATCCAGAGGGCGACAAGATCGCCCGCCTCTATTCGGTCCAGTCCCTGTTCTCTGACAGCCTGATTTATGCGCCCAATTTCCAATGGGCGGAAGAAACGATCATCCAGACTTGCAACTTCCCCAAGGCGAAGCATGACGACCTCGTCGATACCGTCTCGATGGCTCTTCGCCACCTGCGCAAGATCGGCGTGCTACAGCGGTCTGAAGAGCGCGTGGCCGAGGTCGAAAACATGAAACAATATACTGGCAAGCCACCAGCTCCGCTTTACGCGGTTTAAGCATTACTATAATAAGAACCATCATCGGAGGACAGAATGCAGCGTGTATTATGCAGCGCCACGGTTGACGACATTCACATTGTCAAACCTGGCGAAAAGGGGCTTAACAAATACAAGGTCGAGGTTTGGGGGCAAGAGCCTCACGACTTTGTTCGCATCTATGAATTATCCATGAAGTCTGATACATTAGCTGCGCAAGAGGGGATAAGGCGCTTTGTCGAAGAGATGGAGGGCCTTGATTTGCAATCAGGGAAGTAGCTATGCCATTAACTCCAGGCCTCGTGCCGAACATTCGACAACCTGCCCCAATGCAGCCTGATCAACCTGATCCTGCGGAGGTTATCGTTGAAACGGCGGATGAAGGTGGAGATCTTCCTCAATTTAGTGACGATGGCGCAATACTTAAAATAGAGCATGGCGATGGATCAATTACGGTGTCCCTCGATGGCAGACCTATCGAGGAGAGTAAAAAAGACAGGCGTCACGGCTGGTTTGATAATTTGGTTGATGACATTGATGAGTTGGAGCTTAATCGTATTTCTTCTGAGCTTCTCAGAGGTGTTGAGGACGACCTCAAGAGCCGTCAAGAATGGATTGAAGACCGCGCTCAAGGCATTAAGCTCCTTGGTCTCAAGATAGAAATTCCTGGCCTTCAAGGCGCATCAGATGGCGCTCCCGTTGAAGGCATGAGCAAAGTGCGCCATCCTCTGCTTCTCGAGGCCGTGCTACGTTTTCAAGCTAATGCGCGCTCTGAGCTTCTGCCGACCGATGGTCCCGTTAAGATCCGCGATGACGACAACAATGGCAATTTGCAAGAAGATCAGCTCGCCAATGCTTTGGAGCGCGATCTCAATCACTTCCTGACGTCGGTCGCATCCGAATATTATCCAGACACCGACCGCATGCTGTTGATGCTCGGGTTTGGCGGAACAGCGTTTAAAAAGGGTTATTTCTGCCCACTTCGCAATAGGCCAGTCATCGAGAGCGTTGATGCTGACGACTTGATTGTCAACAACGCCGCGACTGATCTGCGCAATGCCACGCGAATCACCCATCGATCATTTATGAAGCCATCGACAGTCAAGCGCCTGCAGATCCTCGGCGTCTATCGCGACATTGATCTTCATGACGCGCACGCGCCTAAGCTTGATGCTGTTCAGCGCGAGAAGAATGCTCAGCAAGGCATTATGCAAGAGGGCATGCGCCCTGAGGATCGCGACCGCGAGATCTATGAGATTTACTGCGAGCTCGACATCAGAGGCTTTGAACACCGCTGGAAGGGCAAGCCAAGCGGTCTCGAGATCCCATACCGCGTGACGATTGACCTCAGTTCAAAAGAGATCTTGTCGATTGTCCGCAATTATGACGAGGACGACAAAGAGCTGCCTGAGGCGCGCGTTAACTTCATCAAATACACATTCGTGCCAGGCATGGGCTTCTATGACATCGGCCTCCTGCACATTCTCGGCAACACCACAAACGCCATTACGGCTGCGTGGCGTGAGCTGCTTGATGCTGGCATGTATGCCAACTTCCCAGGCTTCCTTGTCGCTGACACGGGCGCACGCCAGAACACGAACATTTTTCGCGTTCCTCCAGGCGGTGGCGCCCTCGTAAAGACGGGCGGCATGCCATTGAAGGACGCCATCAGCCCTCTGCCTTACAAAGAGCCATCGACAGCTCTTATGAGCCTTGTTCAGGACATGGCGATGACAGGCATGCGCATTGGTGGCACGTCTGAGCAGCAGGTCGGCGAAGGTCGAGCTGACGCACCTGTCGGCACGACGCTGGCAATGATTGATCAGGCGACAAAGGTCATGAATGCCGTTCACAAGCGTATGCATGCAGCTCAGGCCGAAGAGTTTCAGATGCTTGTGCGGTTGTTTAAAGAGCATCCAGAAAGCTTCTGGCAGAAGAACCGTCGCCCAACTCGTGAGTGGGATGAGCAGACATTCTTGCAGGCTCTCGATGATTGCGATCTCGTCCCGCAGGCAGATCCTAACACAGCATCTCATGGTCAGCGCGTGATGAAGATCATGGGCTTGAAACAATTACAGCAAGCCAATCCATCGATGTATGACCCGATTGCGATTGACACGGCTGCCATGCAGGCCATGGGTTGGAGCAATCCAAATCAATTCCTTGCACCTCCACAGGCACAGGCATCGCCACCGCCTGAAATGCAGCAAATCCAGTCTAAGATTGCGGCAGAGCAGAAAGATGCTCAGGCACGCATGATGATGGCTCAGGCGAAGACCGCAGAAGTGCAAGCTAAGATCCAGCAAGGCGCTTATGCGCCTAAGCATGATGGTGGATTGCAGCCGAAAGGTCATGAGCAAATCAGCCCAATTGATGCGATGGATGCGCGGTCTAAACTTATTTCGGCACAGACGAAAGCAAAAGAGCTTGGCCTTCGTCAGGCCGACATCTCCGCAGAAGACAAGAACCGCACATTAGATCGTCAGAGCCGTGAGCGCATTGAGTTGCTTAAGCTTGCGAAAGATCTGACAATGCACCCCGAAACAGCACCTGCTATAGAGGCGATGGCAAGGCCAGCTGAAGAGAACCTGAAGAAGGATTAGGCTATGGCTGATGACAATGATTATTTGGGGCAATTTAACGAAAGAGCTAAATCACTTATTGATGAAAGAGCTCCTTGGTTAAAAAAAGCCCATGACATTGCAATGCAAGCTTATTCGCATCCATTATGGGTTCCAGAAGGTTATTATGCTCCCGCTGATACATCTCAAGACCGACCAGTTTCACCATTTGCAACTCAAGAAGAAGCTGATGCTGCAAAAAATTATGGGTTAACGGGACAAGACTTAGAAGATGCTCAAAAGGAACAAAAAATCAAAGATCAAATTAGCACATTGGCTAAACAACAATTATCTCGTTCTATTCCATCATTTCCAACTCATGAAGATTTAGCTAATGAAGCTGCTCGTCAACGTGCTGATTTAGCAAGTCAATTATCAAGTCAACGCAATGACATTGATCAGCAGCAAGTAAGTAATTATCGCGCTGGCACTCCATTTATGTATCCAACTAACCCTAATGCTTTAGCAACTGGCTACGGATATAGTTCAGAAAATTCTGATGATGCTGACGCATTGAGAAGCAATTCAACTGCTACATTTACGCCCTCAACATCAACAGCAGCGCCTTTAGTATCACGCCCCGCTGGCCCATCAAGAGATGCGCCCCCTGTTCCAATGCCTCCAACTAGGCCAACTTCAGGTCCAGCGGCACCATCAAGCAATTTCTTTTCAAAATTGTTCAGCGGTCAGGATTACCAATCGTCTGGTGGTGGATCTCAAGGAAATTATGCTGCGCCTGTTATTGCGAAAGGCTCAACAGATCCCACAGACATTAATTGGGGCAGCAATGACAGCAATGCTGACTTCTTTCGCGCAAGCCAAGCATTGCAGAAGATGGATCCCAATTACGTTGCAAACAACGCAGATGATACATTTGCGCAAGGTGGATCTGTTGATGCTGATCACCCTGTTGTACAACGTGCAATTTCCCTTGTTCGCCACTTCCTTTTAAATGGATGATATTATGGATCACGCTAAGGCAGCTCGCAGAGCTTTAATGATTGCGAAAGCAGTTCGTCCGCATAAGGAATTAGTCACTAATCCCCGCGCTGTCTTATTTAATCCATCGCCCGTCATGGGCAATCCAGCGCCACCTGTGAACCGTTTTCAGTTTCACAATGCGCCGTTATATCGAGTGCCGAGGGATGATGGCGGTCAAGTGGATCCTGCTTATATCCCTAATGATGACCCTCGCCGTATGGAAAATCTGCAAAATTTTAAACCCATTACAGATGAAAATGGCAATCATAAAGTTTTTTATCACAATACAGATAGGGATTTTTCAAAATTTAACACTACAGAAAGTGAATTAGGCGCTCATTTTGGAACGCCTAATCAAGCTGCTAATTTGCAAGCTAACCAAGAAAATCCTTTGTCTGGACGTCGTACGATGTCTGCATATTTAAATATTCAAAACCCGTTAAGATTAGAGGATAGGGGAAATTTTAATACAACTAATGTTGCAAATCAGCTGTATGACATGGGATTATTAAACGATAAAACATATGAAAAACAAATAGATGCCAATTATCGTTCTGAAGAAGCTGCATATAAAGATCTTCACAAAGCTATAGAAAAAGCTGGGTATGACGGAGTTGTTTATTTAAATCGTCGTGAAGGTTTGATGAAAAAAGAAGATCCAGCGGAAGCTTTAAAACAGCAAATGTGGCTTCTTATCCATGCAAATCGCGCAACTGATGATGAATTTAAACAGATGTTTCCAGACGCTGAAGATTCATATATTGCGTTTAAACCAACACAAATTAAATCTGCAACAGGTAATAGGGGAACATTTGATCCTCATAACGGGGACATTACAAAGTCAGATGGCGGTGAGGTAGATCCTGCTTATACGCAGGCAGATTTATCGAACACTCTTAAGAACATAAAAGATCCCAACATCTCGATGCCATCCAATCTCGTTGATCAAGAGATTGCTGCGCGTGGGTATGAAGAAGGTGGTGATGTAACTCCTCCACCAATGGGACAGCGACCATTGTTTATTTCATCTGGTCAAGATCAAAATGCATTATCATCTGGTCAACAAAAATTATTAAATACTTTTCAAAATGAAAATTTAAATTCATCAGTTGTGTCTCCCAAGCCTGGCACAAATGATTGGACATTTGCTACTCCAGATGAACCAGGGAGCCCTAAGCCTCCAGTCATGCAAGGATCACCGCAGCGTGAACCAAATTATGGTAACTTAGCTAAAAAAACGAGTTCTATTTTTAAGACAAAAGGGTTTAAAGATCTTATAAGAGATTATCTAGGCGTTCATGATTTGGATGTTACCCCTATTAGGGGAACTTGGAAAAATGTTGCCGAACCAAGCTTCTCAATAACGGCTAAAGATAAAGATAATAATATAATGGATGCCGATACGCATAGTAGATTAGCTAATTTACTAGGTTTTGGGTTCATTCAAGATGCGGCTATTACAACGCATCATAATCCTGACTTGACAGAGGGTGCGCCAACCGTTTTAATAGGAAATGGAAGTAAATTACGCGATGAGCATAAAGATACTATTGAAAAACATGCGGCTGAGCATGGTGTAGATTTATCATATACAAAAGATGGAACTGCAGCAAAATTTACACACTTTGGCGATGAAAACGAACTGCCCGATTTTATCGACAAAATAGAGTCAGTTGCGAAAAAATCCAATATGCCTAATATTTTAGGTGTTAAATCGAAAGGCGATTACTATGACTCGGGGAAATATCTCAATGAAATATTTCGAGGAACTTCTGGCGAAGAAGGGGATCAAAATGGCTCCTCACGACCATCCGATATATTCGGAAGGATCGTCGATCACGTTATCGCGCCATACGCACGGGCCGCATCATCGGAAGGGTTCCGTTTATCACCAGACAGACTTGCCGAACAATACGGCCTCACACCAGAAGAACGAGAAAAAGTAAGATCTTCTTTATTCCCAAGTGGTAAAGAAGATCGATCTAGTGTTCCGTTAATGACAGGCCAAGAAGATCTCGATGTTCGCCCCACAGGCAACAGAGGTCAGGCAACTGTTGATGATATACTTTATGCTTCACAAAACCGTGCTGCATCTAAAGGACAAATTGATCCTGAAGATCACAGTGATAAAGCTAAACAAGAAATAGCAAAAACAATTGCTGATGAGGTTTTTTATCATGTTAATAACTCAGACAAATCCGCGATTGGATGGTATGACGCTGCTTTAAAAAAAGCCAAACAAAAATATGCCGAAATTTTTCCAGAAATTTTGCATGACAGAGATAAAAGTATGCTCTTTGATGCAATTCTAGGAATTACATCTCAAGGCAATGATGTTCATGCTAACTCTATTTTTGCATCGCGTCTTTATAATGCTATACGCGATGGAAAAATGAATTTATCCGATGCTACAAAAAATTTATCGGGTACATTTGGAAATCAAACAAAAGCAATTGAATATAATCTGCATAAATTTCAAAATCTATTAGACAAAAACGGTTTTGATAAAATGCATGATATTTTCAATCAGAAAATGACCGTATCTGATTGGAGAAAAAAACTTAAAGACGATAAAGATCTTTATGGGATTGATGGAAAACCTTTAACCGTAAAAGGTTCAAAAAACCAAATGGTTAATGGGTGGATGGTTTTTGGTCCAAAAATTGGTTCTTTTATTAATAATTTGCATGGTGATTATTCAACTCTAACTGCTGATTTATGGTTTTCTCGCACATGGAACCGTATATTAGGTCATAATTTTTTACATACGCCATTGCAGGAAGCAAAACAGTATCGTGATTATAGGGATGCATTTAAGGCCGAATATATGAATGCTAATGGCCAGAAAGATGGAATGCCTCTCAAAAGTGTAAGTAAATCTGGTGACGAAAATAAAAAATGGGAATTTGGTAAAGATCTTGAAGGTATGTCTCCTGAAGATTTTGATCGAATTTATAATGATCCACAAGAGCTTTTACGTTTGGCTCAAGATCATTATGAAAAATATGCGAAAGGCCAATTTAAAGAAAAATCTGACTTACGCAGGCGTGCTAAAAATTGGATACAAAATCGCAATGATCCTGTGGCAGCACCTCGAAATGAATCAGAAAGATCATTTCAACAAGACACAGCTGAACTAGCTCAAAAATTATTAAATAAAAAATATGGGTTAAATATTAGCATTGCTGATATTCAAGCTGCGCTTTGGTTCCATGAAAAAGAATTATTAGGAAAATATGGGGCAACGACATCTAAAACAGCGCCTGCTGATTATGCGGATGCAGCAACTCGTGCTGTCGAAATGCATCGCAGTGGCAATCTTTATAAAAATATCTCAGAAATTCAAAAAGAGGCAAAGATAGCAAAAGCAAAAAAATTACCGCCTCCACAGAGTGAATATGCAAAAGGCGGGCTTGTTGACCAAGCCCTACGAATCACATCCCAATTCGGCAATCAGCTGCCTAGCGCCGTGAATTTAGCTAGGTCTGCGATACGGAGACGTCCGTAAATCCTAGGAGAAACCTATGTCTGAAACAGCAAAAGCAGCCAGAAAGGCGATGAAGGGCAAAATTGCTCGTCTCCTTAAGTCTGGCCCTAAATCTAAAATTGACGCATCTGACTTCACACCAGCTGAGCCATTGGATGCTGACGTGCAAACGGGCCTTCGCCCAGTTTCACGCCGTCAGTTCAAAAAGGGCGGCAAAGTCATCAGCAAAGCCAAGGGCATGAAGGCTCTTGAGCATGCTGGACGCAAGCCCCGCAAGTCTGGTGGAAAAGCTCTAACTGCTGATTCGCTGATTAATCGCAATGTGCGTGAAGCCAATGAAGAGCGTGACGGCACAAAGCATGTTGGTGGCTTTAAAAAGGGCGGCAAAGTGCGCCGTCAACACCATGCTAATGGTCAAAAGGTCAGCGGCATCACACAATGGCTAAGGGATCATGAAGGTGATTACGATGATCGCACAGGCGCAGGTGCTGTGACTGATGATCAGGGCAATGATTACGATCCCAACAAGGATGGCAATCCTCCTCCTTCAGGCCACAAGCGCGGTGGCAAGATCCATCGCAAACACCGTGCTGATGCTGGTCAGGTTAATGGGCCTGGTCCCTTTAATTCAGCCATGTCAAATATGGCTAAGGACAATCCAGCTGGCGTTCCTTCAAGCTTGCTCCCTTCAAGCAATGCTCAATCAAGCTTTGCTAAATATGCTGGCATAAAGCGCGGCGGCGAAGTTGAAGGCAAGTGGATCCAAAAAGCCGTCAAGCATAAGGGCGCTTTGCATAAAGCTCTTCATGTTCCTGAAGGCGAGAAGATCCCTGCTAAAAAGCTCCACAAGGCCGAGCACAGCTCAAATCCAAAGCTCGCTAAGCGCGCTCATTTGGCTGAGACATTAAAGGGCCTGCATAAAGCTGATGGTGGCAAGGCAAGCCATCCTGATGTTGCCGAAGACAAGGCACTCATCAAAAAGATGGTGAAGGGCGAAGCTCTCAAGCACCGTAAGCATGGTGGCAAAATGTCCGTGTCTGATGGCGAGTTGCAGGGCACACGTCCTACAGGTGGCCGTTTAGCGCGCGCTACAGGCGGCAAAACAAGCAAGGGTAAGACCAATATCAATATTGTGATCTCTCCCCATGGCGCAGGTCAGCAACCAATGGGCGGCATGATGCCTCCGAACGGTATGCCACGCCCTCCAGGTCAACCTGTTCCTGTGGCGCCTCCTGCAGCGCCTCCTCAGGGCATGCCTATGCCAATGCCAGTGCCAATGCCTATGGGCGGTGGAGCGCCATCAGGAGCGCCACAAATGCCTCCTATGGCACGCAAGCATGGTGGCCGCACCAGCTATCCCATTAAAGATGGCGCAGGTGGTGGCGAAGGCCGTTTAGAGAAGGTAAAGGCATACGGCATTAAGCCCGTAAAGCCAGCCGTTAAGAATTACTAAGTTTTGGTGGGGGTTCGGTCTCCCCACTGAAAAGGTGGTCGTCGGTCCCTCTGCCGACGGCCACTCTAGTAAATTCAGGGGGAACCACCATTTAGAGGGAAAGGGTGGAAAATGTTAACTTACAGTGACTTATTTGAGCATGAGCTCAGAAAACTAATCATGGAAGAGATTGAGTTGCATCTCAATAATCTCTCTCGTGGCGGCGGTGTGGGCGATTACGCTGAATATAAATCGCTTGTTGGTAAAATTGCTGCCTTAAGAGAGGTCTTAGATCTCTGTGAGGAAGCTCGTCTAAAAGTAAACAAAGCCAGATAAGAGGGTATCACATGGCATACGTTATGGAACATTCAGTTGATCCCAAGGATCAAATATTAAAAGAAATTGGAGATATATCGGAAATTGAGATTTTTAATAATCAAGTCTTAGTTGCGATTTACATCCGTCCTGAAAAGACGGCTGGAGGCATTCTCATCACGCCTAATATCCGTGAAGAGGATAAATGGCAGGGTAAAATTGGTCTTGTTCTCAAAAAAGGGCCAATTGCCTGCATGGAAGACGGTATAGAAGTTAATGATTGGGTTGTTTTTAGGCCATCTGATGGTTGGGGTCTGACAGTTAACGGCCAAATGTGTCGTTTGCTCGATGATCTGATCATTCGCGGCCGCGTCGAGCACCCAGATATTATTTGGTAAGGAGTAAAATATGTCAGATAAAGATGAACAATTAGAAATTCAGCTCGATCCAGTTGAAACTAAGGTTGAAGAACCCGAAATTCAGGTTGTTAATGCTGAAGACGTGCCTGAAAAGCCGAAAAAGAAGCAAAAGGCTGAAATTACGCCTGATGAAGGCATTCAAGAGCTGCGTGCAAAGCTTGAACAAGAGCGTCAAGCTCGCATTGAAGCTGAAAGACGCGCAAAAGAGGCTGCAGATCGCGAGTTTAGAGCCAAAAATGAGGTTCAAGACACTAATTTGCACCTCGTTAACAATGCAATCGACACGTTAAAGCGTGATATTGATATGCTTGTCAACAGTTCTGCTGAAGCATTGCGCAATGGCGATTATGATCAGGCTGCAAAAATTCAAAGAGTTATTTCTGCCAATGAAAACAAGCTCTTGCAGCTTGAAAATGGCAAAACGGCTATGGAAACACAGCCAAAACAAGCGCCACAGAATAATCAATATTCTGATCACATCGAGGCATTGGCATCTCAGGTTACACCAGCTTCCGCTGAATGGCTGAGAAACAACCGCAGTCATTTGAACAATCAAAAGACAATTGATCGCATGTTCCGTGCCCATGCCGATGCCGTTGATGACGGCATTATCCCTGATACGCATGATTATTTTAATTTCATTGAGAACCGTTTGGGGATCAATCGAAATAATTATGACAACGATGATTCGGATGACGCAACTGAGATGGCTGCAAAGCCAACACAGCGCCGTCAGGCTCCTCCAGCGGCTCCTGTAAGCCGTTCTGGTTCAGCACCAGGCACACGCCCAAATGTCGTTCGTTTGACGGCAGCTGAGCGCGAAATGGCCGAAATGATGGGCATGTCAGATCAAGATTATGCTCGAAACAAACTTGCCCTTCAGAAGGAAGGCAAACTTAATTAAGGAAGCTAATTATGGAAAATACACCTATTCGTACACCAAAACGCACTATCAGCCGCTTTAAAAAGCCTATTGATAATACGTTGCAAGATGAGACTGACGAGGTTGCTCAACCCGCTCCAAAGGCGAAAGAGCCAGCTCAAGAGACGTCAAAAGAGCGTGCAGCCCGCCGTGCTGCCGAACTTCGCGGTCATGCTGGCAATCTTGATGAAGGCACAGACGACTTCTATATCCCCGCTCATTATATTCCCGATGGTTGGTCATATGAGTGGAAAATGAAGTCAGTCTTGGGCGCCGAAGATCCAGCATATGCTGTATCGATTGCCCGTAAAGGTTGGGAGCCCGTTCCTGCGTCTCGCCATCCATCAATGATGCCTGAGGGCAATAAGTATCAAACCATTGAGCGCAAGGGTATGATCCTTATGGAGCGCCCATTGGAAATCACTGACGAGGCAAGACGGATTGAACGCCGCAAGGCAGTCAATCAGGTTCGCCAGAAGGAAGAGCAGCTCAACTCAGCGCCTCAAGGGCAGTTTGACCGCAATAATAAGGATGCCCCCTTGGCTCGCGTTCGGAAGGGCTACGAGCCCATGCCGATCCCCGAGGAATAGCATTTGTGAGGGCCCTTCGGGGCCCTCTTTACTTTTCATTAAAAATTTGTATTATTGGTCTTGCCCCCCTCGGTGGTGGGGTTCAAACTTATCCTTGGTTCTTAGTCGCCTCGGTGTGCGATGATGGACTTTCCTGTAATAAGGAGGCTCCGTTATGGCTAATACCAATGCGCCTTACGGATTCCGTCAATACACAGGCAACGGTTCTGCTCCAACGTACGAGCAAATTGCTGTCGTTATTGACTATAATGCGAGCGCCATTTTCTTCGGCGATCCAGTAACACAACAATCAGACGGTTCTTACGCACAATCAGCTTCAACAGGTGCAACACCTGCCGCTCTCGGCATCGGTGGTATCTTTGTTGGCTGCAAATATCTTTCAGTAAGCCAAAAGCGTACTGTTTGGTCAAATTATTGGCCTGGCAGCGACGTTGCTTCTGGCAATTACGTTGAAGGTTATATTGTCAACGATCCAAATGCTCGCTTTATTGCTCAGACGGACAGCACAGGTCTTGCTTTCCCAACTGACATCAATGCGACAATCGGTTTCGCTATTGGCACAGG